CGCCTTGGCGGTCCGCTCCGAAAGCGAATCGGCGCCGAGGCCGCGGAGGGCCATTGCGTTGAATGAACCGACGACGTCGATCTTCTTGCGGGTCCCCTCGATGGACGCGTCGAGCGCCTCGGGCGTCGGAAGCTCGGCGGCCGGCCCCTTCAGCCGCTCGGGGCCTTGCGTCTCGACCTCGGCGCGCTTCTCGGCGGCGCTGGCAAGCGCCTCCTGCCATTCGCGCCGGGCCTTTTCGAGTTCCGTCTCCGAGGCGGCCAGCGCCGCACGATGCTTCGCCTCGCGCTGGGCCTGCTCGGTCGACTGCATATCGTCCAGCGCGCCTTGAACGCCGAGGCGGTCGCGTTCGATCCGGTCTCGCTCAGTACGGCGGGCACGCTCTCGCTCTAGGATCTTGGCATCGCGCTTCGCGGCAATCGCCTGATCCTGCTGCGCGACTTCGGCGTTGATCCGGGCGATCTCGGCGTCGGCGTCGGTGTCGCCAAACAGCCCCTTGATCCGCGCCCAGACCTTCTTGAAGAACCCGGCGAAGTGGTTCCACCCCTTCTGGAGAAAGCCAATGAACCCGGTCCAGGCATCCGACAACACGCCGATCGTCTCGATCCAGGCCACCTGCAGCCCAGCCCACGCGTCGGTCATCAGCCGCGCGATGCCGAACACAGCGCTCTGCCAGACGCCGACGAACACGCCCTTGAAATCAAGCCAGCGGGCTTCGAGGAAGTTGACGCCGCGCTGCCACTCCATCTTCAGCGTGAGCCACAGGATCTTCGCCGCGAGCGCCAGATCCCCGGCGGCCATCGCATCGCCGATTCCCTTCCAGGCGGCCAGCGCGGTGTCCTTCAATACGCCGAACTGATCGCCGAGCCAGGTGAGCGCGTCGCCGCCCGCGCCGCTGGCGTAAATGATGTAGGCGGCGAGCGACCCGACCGCCGTGATGGCGAGGCCAATTGGTGACAGTAATGACGCAAGAATCGTCCCCAGCGTCCCGATCGCCGCGCCGGCCGTCGTGATGAGCGTGGCGATCCCGCCGAGCGCAATGCCCAGTCCGCTGATCGATGCGCCCAAGGCGACCAGCGCCACCCCGGCGGCCAGCACCGCGGCGCCTATCTTGAAAACGGTCATCACCAGTTGCCGGTTGTCGGCGATCCAAGCCGAAACGGTCGTCGAGACGCGGGTCAGCGTGTCGGCGAGTTGCGAAAGCAAGGGTTCCAGCGCCGAGCCGATCGTGAAGACGGCTCGCTTCAGCACAGTCCAGAGCGTGGCCATCTGATCCCCAAACGCCTCAGCGGCGGCCGCGTCTTCGGTCGAGATAGTGAGGCCGAGCTCGCGGGCCCGCTGCTGAAGCTCTTCGATCCCCGCAGCGCCTTCCTGAAACAGCGGCAAGAGCCGGGTCCCCGAGCGACCCAAAAGGACCATCGCGAGCCCGGCCCGCATCGTGGCGTCTTCGACCTGCGACAACCGCTCGGCAATCAGCTTAAATTGGTCTTCGGGCGACAATCCCTGAAGGTCAGCCACCGAGAGTCGCAAATGACCCAGAGCCTCGACGGCGCTGGCCATTCCGTCGGACGCATCGAGAATCGTCCGCTGCATCCGCCGCAGCCCCGCCTCGAGCGTCGCCACGTCGGCGCCGGTCTGATCGGCCGCGTAACCCAGCTCCGAGAGGGCCTCGACCGACAGGCCGGTCCGCTGGCTCATATCCAACAGGTCGCTCCCCATATCGGCAAACACCTTGGCGGCGCCCACGAACGGCGCGACGACGCCGGCGCCGATCCCGGCCAGCTTCGTCCCGACCGACGTAATCCCCGCGCCGAACGCCTTCAGCTTTGCGGCAGCGGCGTTGAGTCCCTTGGTGAGCCGGTTGTCCTTCGTGTACAGCTCGATATAGGCGGCGCCGGCGCGGATGTTGGATGAACTGGCCAACGATTAACCTCCCGGCTTGCGATCGACGAATACCTGTTTCAAGACGCCAATCCCCACCTTGCCGGCGACGCGTCGCTCGCGGCGATGCGGATGAAAATCAGCCGGCTTCAGCGCGCGGGTCTTCTTCCCATCGCGATGGACGTTGGCGAGCATCGCCAGAAGCGCCGAGGTATGGTTCCACGCCTGGCGGCTTCTGGCCTCGGCCATCACGACGAGTTCCCGAAGGGTGAAGCCTCCGGGGTCGACGCCGACGACGCCGGCGAGCTCGAGGATGAATTGATCAAGGCGCCCGCGCAGGAGTCTACGTTCAGCGTGTCCAGCATCGTTTCGGCGTGTTCCAGCAGCTTGGTCCGTACCTGGCGGCCCGCCTCGATCACCCGGCGGAGCGCCGCCCGGCTCCGCTCCTCGGGGAAAAAATCGACCAGCTCCTCCACCAGCGCCTCGGCCGCTGCCGCAATGGCGTCGCCCCCCAGCGCCCGACCGAAATCCTCGTCGCTGATGTTCTTCGCCTCGGCGTCTTCCTTGCACAGCACGTACAGTACGTCGGCCAATCGCACCGGATCGGAGACAAGCTTCCCTAGCTCCTGCATCCCGTCGTCGACCATCGCGTAGAGGTCGACGCCTAAGGCAGCGCGGACGCGGCGGATCGTGGCGACGTTGATCGCCACGTACCAGGTTCGGCCCAGGTTATCGGCAAACGTGTGCATCAGGCTCTCCTATCAGGCGTCGAAGTCGATCGGACCGGTGACCCACTCTGGCGGCGTGGTCGAGTAAGTCGGCTTGGCGGTGACGCTCACCGTGATCGCCTCTTCGAGGGCCTCGGAGCGGGTGAACGTGATGATCCGGCAGACGGCCCGCAGCCCTTGCGCGCCGGCGGCGTCCATGCTGCCGTCGGCCACCAACAGTTCCATGGGCGTGCCGTCGAAGAAGGCGTCCTTGAACGCGGTGAAGTTGGCGTCCTCGGTATCCCACACCATCTCGAATTCAATGCCCGCATCCTTGAGGGTGCCGACGGTGGCTCGCCAGCCATCGTTGCCGCGGGTGGTGACGTCGGCCTCGCCCGTTTCGAGATTCAGCGTGACGTCGCGGACGTTGTCGACGACCGACCAGAGGTTGCTGCCGATCGTGCCGGTGTTGCGATAGAGCTTGGCGTCGAGGCCGAGTCGGATGGCCATATTTCTCTTCCTTCGTTAACGGACCGAGTTGGCCCAGAAATCGGGGAGGCGGTCTTGGAGTTTTTCGAGTGCTGGCCCCATGTAGGGCCGCTTGGGATAACGCTCGCGGCGGTAGCGGCCGCCGAATTCGTGCGCGGAGCCGCTCGTGCCGACGCCGTCGCGCTCGGGACCGATCGCCACGACGCCGCGCTGCTTATCAACGGCGTAGGCAATGGCTCGTTTCAGTTGGCCGCGGCGGGTATGCGGCGGCGTACCTGGCGGCGAGGCCTTTTTGCGGGTGCGGATGCTGCGACGGGCGGTGAGGCGGAGCGCAGCGCCGGCGTGACCGAGGCTCGTGATGTTGGCCTGCTTGGCCTTCACCAGCACCTTCTGCTTATCGAATTTCGTTTTGGCGCGCGTCGCGATCATCGAAATACCTTGAACGTGAGCGTCAGAACGCTGGTGAACTGCCCCAGCTCAGTGAGATGCTCCGGCGCAAAGACCGGCTCATTCACCACCTCGGTACACCGCGCCGCCGGAAAACTCGCCAGGCCCCCAGTGCGAAAGTGATCCGCAATCTCCTCGGTGAGCGTCATCAGCGCATCGAGCGGCGGATTGGCCTGATCGACCTTCTGCTGCACGGCCAGATCGATCTGATACTCAAAAGTGTCGCGGCTCCGATCGAGCGACGTCGAGCTAAGCCCCTTCGGGACGACCGTCACATGGAGCGTCGTCATCTCAACCAGTTCGAACTGCGGCGCGTAGTGCCGCACCGCCGTTACCGGCTGGCTGAACGAGTGGTTGTTCAGTTCCGCGACGACCGAGTCGGCGATGTCGATGATCGTGGCCATCTACGACTTGCCTCCCCAGGCTAGGATCGTGCCGTCAGGCAGTCCTTCGGTGTCGACCGTCGAACGGCCAACGAACTTCAGCCATTGGGCGGGGATGCTCACCTCCCAACACTTCATGAACTGCTCCTCTACAACCAGGCCCCATTCGAAGGCGAAGTACGTCATGCCGTCGAAACTGGCATAGACGTCGACCGCGCCAGTCGTCGGCAGGCCGACGCCGATCGACTTGTAGGGTTTGATCCACAGCGGCGCCGCCGTGGCGAGCGACGAGCCGACGCGGATCGTGCCGTGAGCGAAGGCGGAGACGGTGGTCTGGTCCATCAGGAAATCTGTTTGGTGTGAATGCGGTACATCTGCCGGTGCGGGTCGGCCCACCGCCAGGGCGGTTCGCCGCCCGGGGCGAGGACCTCGTAGACGAGCGTCTCCGCGCCCACCACTTCTCGAATCTGGTCTCCGCGCTGAGGGGGCGCCGGGCTCCCTCCCAGCACCAAATCCGCCGCACGGATCAAGTAATCTCGGTCGGTCCACTCCATCCGCACGCCGCCCATCCCGTCGTCGAGCTTCAGCAGCGTCCGGCCGATCGTGGCACGCACTGTTACGTCCTCGACGCCGCGACGATAGACGACCTCGGTCGCCACATGCTCGTGGAGCTGATCGGCGAGCCAGGATTGTCCGTCACGCAACAGATCCTGCATGGCTTACGTCTTGGGCGTTTGCGGAGGCGTCTCGGCGACTTTCTTCAGCAGCGCGAGGATCTGGTCGAGCGTCGCCTGATCAACGATGGGTTGTTTGCCGTCGGCCAGGCGCTTAGCTCGGATGGAATAGGCGAGCCAGGCGACCCCTGCGACCACCGCCGGCGCCACGAGCGGCCAGACCATTGCAACCCACGGACTTGAAATCGCCGGCGTCGGCTGCGGCGCCGGTTGCGGCGGGATCGTCGGATCAAACGGCGACACCTGGGGCGTCGGCTGCCACGGATCGACGCGCGGCGTCGGCGTCCAGGGCGGATCGGCGCCATAGCCTCCGCTGGCCGACGCAGGGGGCGCGACGGGCGCCTCCTGAAACTTGGCGACGTACTTCCGAATGGCAGTCGTAATGCCGCGGGCGAGTTTTTCGGGATCGTTCTCGTACACCCCCTGAAACACGATCGTCGAAGGCTCGCCGTACCGTCCGGTGCGGGGCGGCTGGACGAGGATCGTGGGATAGACCGACACCTTCACGTTGTCGAAGCGGAAGTCCTGACTCTTATCGCTCGCGTCGTAGACGTTGTAATGAGCCCACGACTGCTTGGGATCGTTGGGGTTGGCCAGGGCCAACAGCCACGGATCCTTGGCCCACTGCTGCTTGAGGAGTTCACACCCCGAGCAGCCTCGGGTGGTGAGGACGCTGATGAACCACTTGTCCGCATCGCTAGCGGGCGGGGCCATCGCCTCGGCGAAGGCGTCGACTTCACCGTCGGCGCGGGCTCCGTCGCCGACGTATTGCACGAGATTGCCCAGCCGCAGGATCGCGGTCTGATCGACTTCAGCATCTTGCGCCAACGCCGGCATGGCCGAAGCACACATCACAACCGCAAACATTACTCCACGCATATCCCTCTCCAAGGTTTGAAATAACAGATCACCACCACTGAACGTATTGAGGTCGCTCCGGATGGGGCGGGTAGTCAAGCACCACCACCCAGGGGCCGCTCGCCAAATGGAGCCGGCGGAACTGGGCGTCGTCGTACTGGTCGATTCTTTTGGGCGAGTTGTTGTTGCAGACGTACCAGCGGCCGGCCTGGGGATCGTGGCCCATGAGCGTCTGGAAATGGGCTCGTCCCGCGCCAATCGCCGCCCCGCGACCGGTGGCCGCCGCCCAGCGCATCCAGTCGAAGGTTGTGCTGCCGGTGACGTTGTAGGCCCGGATGCCCCGCTTATCGCAGTAGGCGCTGACGCGCTGCGGATACGAACCGCCGCGCTCCTTCGGACCGTACTCGGTGTCCCAGAGGAGCGTCGCGGCGGCCGGGACGTTCTGATCGACGCCGCACATGCCGATCGAGCACTGGACGCACGATCCGTCAGGGTTGCGGAACCA